TAGTACAATAAGGTGTGAGCCACCAACTTGTTTGGCAACTTTCTTAACTGTTTTGACTAATTTTTCGTGGCCGGAGGTTATGGGATTCATTCTCCCAAAAGCCATTACGGCATGTACTTCTTTCTTTTCTAATAGAAAGTCTTTAAATTTCATCGATCCGCCTCTACAGCAGTGTTATTTTATCTCTTATTTATAATATCTCGATACGCATAAGGGTAGTCAGTGCATACTCCAAATGGTTTTTTTGATAGGGTTTCTTCTGGACTCCAGTGTCTTTCTGGCATTACCATTATCGTTAATTTACTGATAGGTTCTTTTCCAGGATATGCCCAAACATATCTGTAATTTGTTAGTGTGTAATCATCTTCATTATGCCAGAAACAATGTAGAGCCTGTTCCAGACAAAATTCCATGGTTTCCATTTCTTTACAATGAATCCATAGATGTTGTTTATACTTCTTTAAAAAATTAATGTCGGTTTCATATTGAGCTTCATCATGGCCAAAATATAGTTGTTGATCTTTCATTCTAAGATCAACTTCAACTCCAAACCCCTCACCGATAGCATGAACTATCGCTTCAGGTTTATTTTCAATTGAGGGGTCTGGACCCTTTAAATTAGCTCTATGTGAAATTATAAGCATTTTGATATCTATACTTTGTCTATTTCTACATATTCACCTTTCGGTGTATGCATTAAAGTTTTATTTATGCGAAATTCGTTCCAATTTAATCTCAAATTTCTTATATGTTGTTCACTTATAATGTGAGGACACATCATGTTGGTCTGTTTATACAATTCGGAAATGAAACAAATAATTTTTGTAAAAAACAACATTTGTCCTACACTGCCAACTTGCATCATATCTCCAGTACCTTGACCTAAATGATTTCTGTGAGCAATAGTATAGAAAGTTCCAGGTTGAAAATCTGGAAGATCCTCATGAAAAACCATATCTGGACGCATACGAATAACCAAATCATAATTTGCTTGTAATTGTGCCATATGTTTTTCAAGTAATGCAAATCCTTGGTGCATTTTATAAAACATCGAAAGAATATTTTTTGGACGATGTGCATAATTTTCAAAATATTTTCCACACTGACTGAAATGTTCATTGAAATCATTCCAATATTCTTTAACAAAATATAAAGGTTTATATGTTTCAATAATTTCTTTTTCGTCTATTTCAGGAGCATTATCAAAAATGCCAGTGGAACTTTCTCTATCACCCGGAATCCAATAGGCTTCATCAGACCAAGTATGAATAAAAATATCCGGATTATAACGATCAATAAATTTTTCTTTAAAGTTTGGGAAAACTTGTTTCCAACATCTAAAATGTCCAGTTAATACGATAGCGACTCTCATATTTTATAATTCTCCAAAAAGTAATTTAAATCTTCTGGTGTTCCAATTCCCCACATTCTTTCGATGTGTTTTGTTCTTATCTTTTTACCATCAGCAATTGCCTCATTAAATACTGGGCATACATAAAATTCATTATTCACACGAACATTTTTTTCAATCATTTGTTCCGCATATTTGACGTAATCACTACCTTGTTTCCAATAATATATTCCTACAGTTGCGATGTTTGAGATTGGTTTTTTCTCTGCAACTTCTGAAACGAAACCGTTTTCGTCTAATTTAGCAAAAGACCATTTTGGATGAGTAGCTTCAAATGTAACTATACCACCATCAATGGTGTCAGCAGTAAATGCATATAAACATTCGTTGGAATTCCATTCAACGAATTGATCCGAGTTCGCCATCAATAAAGGTTCACCGTTATTGATAAGTTCTTTTGCAAGTAATGTTGTACATGCAGCACCTTCTGTTATACCATCAACTTGAATTATGTCACAATCCGGAGCAATAAGATTTAATAATTGTTTTAGATTATATTTTTCGTAGTGTTCTTTTTGTACAATAAAAATAAAATGTGCTTCGACATTAAGATTTTCTACAACAACTTGAATCATTGGTTTTCCGCGAACCTCAATTAGAGGTTTCGGAAAAGTATAACCTGCTGCAGCAAATCTACTACCTGCGCCTGCCATCGGTATCAACACATTCATTTTTTTATTTCTCCATGGTATATTTGTTTTTTTAATTCCATTTAATATATCAAGTGCTTCGTCTATTTTATCTTTCGTCAAATCAAAGGAGTCTTTGAGAGGAATTAAATGTGCTCCAGAGTTCAAAGCACCTTCTCTTCCTATATGACTATCTTCAAAGATAACTGTAGTTTTGGGTAATGCATTTAAAACTGTCATGCACTGCCAATACATTTCTGGATATGGCTTGGGTCTCCTAACATCCTCATTACTTACAAAGTAATCTACATATTCTAACACACCAATAGAGATTAAAGCAAGCTTTACCGTTTCACGTATAGAATTACTTGCAACGGCAACTTTTATACCTTGTGATTTTAGGCTACTAAAAAATTCTATTAAGGTTGGATTTTTTGGAAACTGTTTTATTAATTCAAAAGTTGATGTTTGTTTATCTTGCCACACTTGGTCATAGAAACTCGTAGGTAAACCTTTTCTCTCGGTCAACATTTCAAGTTTTCTGGTGGTGTTTAACCCATCATAAACACTGAGGTGTTCTTCACGATCAATTACGTATCGATCATCAACTTTTCTTAGTGCATCATTAAGAGCATGATAATGTAATTCTCTTGATTCAATTAAAACACCATCTAAGTCAAATATAATTAATTTATTTCGCATCACGATGTACCGTATTATGTCTTACTATGCTTTTTCCATTACAAACATATTTGTATCTATGTCTCACTCGGAGAGACCATTCCACATCGTCTGCTTGACCCCAAGTTAATTGTTCATTAAATGGGTTGTCGATAATCAATTGTGTTTTTGCAACAACAAATCCACCAGATTGGTACATATACTGTACATGTGACCAATCATCATAATGTAATGAAGTGTATCTGGGAAATAGTGGTGAATCCCAACAAACCCAATCTGTAAAATGCCTTTTGCCGTTTATTAAATATTGTGGACAAGAACAAATGTCCCAATCATTTCCAAACTCTAAAAAGTTTTTATACCAGTCTTTGTCAAAAACAAAGTAGTCGTGCATCAAAACGATGTTTTGAAAATTTGCGGCGCGAGTCAATAAATTTTTCTTTCTAGCCTGCCAAGATGGTTTAGCAGATTCGTCAAAATAAATGTATCTCTCATATTTTGAACCTTCTTTTTTCTTCTCACCTATAACTAAAACCTGATAATCTCCACCATTTTCAGGAATCTGTAAACTGTGTATAGAGTCTATAGATTCTTTTAATTTTTCTTCATCATCATAGTTTGTAACAATACCAAAAGTAAAATTCATTTTTATTCCTCAATACACTTTAAAATATCATTAACAGTCACTTTTATTGAGTGATTTAGAATAGCATATTCATAAGCATCTTCCAGATTTGATTTATTATTTGTCGGAAAATCTATTAAATATTCTTTAAGTTGACTATCGGATTCATATGTAAAACCAAACTCTTTCATTAACTTAGCACCAGCAATCTCTCTTGCTGCCCAAGGTGTTTTGTTTAACATAGATTCTAATAAAACTAAACCAAACCCTTCAGAGAATGAGTGCATAACATATAAGTCCGCTTCTTTGATAGCAGACATAACATCATTTCTATCTTCAACCATAATTGGTTTTACAAACTTTGTTTCTTGTGGGATAATATTATGTCTATTGTCATAACCAGTTAAAACTAATGTCATGTCATCTCTACCAATTTCATTCACAATATTCGATAGTTCATTCATGGCTTTATTTGGCCAAAAACCTCCACACGAAACGATCATGTATTTTGTTTGAATGTTATATTTTTCTCTGAATCCAGAAGTGCCTACACAATTCTTTTCATCTACACCATAATTAATTCTTACTGATTTGTGTAAAATGTTTTTTCGTTTTACAAAATCCCAATCTTCAAGAGTACAACAACCTACTTTATAACACTTTCTGATAGCTTCATCATAAATCTGAGAGTCTGAAGGACGAATTAAAACGAAAAGAACTTTAGATGGAATTCTATCTATATTACTCAAAACAAAATTTTGAACGTTGACATCACCGCCGTGGACTACGATTAAGTCCCAAGATGGATCTAAAAGTATATTCGCATCACTTGTAACATGTACGCCATTTAAGTCTCCTCTGTGTTCGCCAGCAAAAACGGCAGCATAGTGTCCCCTCGCAACACATTCTTCCGCCATATCTCTCACATGATTTTCTGATCCTCCTGGAAATGGAGCGTATCGGTGTACAACAAATAATATTTTTCTCATTTTGTCAATCTCTTTATGTCAGCATCAACCATAGTTTTTACTAAATCTTCGAAAGATGTATTTCTTTTCCAACCTAATTTATTTTGTGCTTTTGAACAATCGCCACACAAACTATACAATTCAGCTGGTCTTTTAAATCTAGGATCACTTGTTATATACTGCGACCAATCTGTTATTCCGACATGTTTAAATCCTACATCTAAAAATTCTCTAATTGTATGTTCTTCACCAGTAGAAATAACATAATCATCAGGATCATTCTGTTGCAACATCAACCACATAGCTTCAACAAAATCACCAGCAAAACCCCAATCTCTTTTGGAATCCAAATTACCCAATACAATTTTGTCATCTAATCCCAATTTAATTTTTGCAATACCATCTGTTATTTTTCGAGTAACAAATTCTTTACCTCTAATTGGTGACTCATGGTTGAATAAAATTCCATTACTAGCATGTAAACTATAACTCTCACGGAAATTAATTGTAATCCAATATGCATATAGTTTAGCTACTCCATAAGGACTTCTAGGACTAAAAGGAGTTTGTTCATTCTGTGGATATGTTTTACTATTTCCATACATTTCAGACGTACTTGCTTGATAAAATTTTGTATCAGGACTATGAGTTTTTATGGCATTTAAAATATTTAAAGTACCTAATGCATTAACTTCAGTTGTTAACTTATTTAAATCCCAACTAGCGCCGACAAAACTTTGTGCCGCAAGATTATAGAATTCATTAGGTTTAATGGATTTGACCAAGTGGTTCATAGAGCTATCATCAGTAATATCTCCTGTAACCAACTCTATATCATTTGTAATACCTAGAAAATTTAAATTGTCTAAATTCGGATTAGAATATCTTTTCATTAATCCATAAACATGATAATCCTTTTCTAATAAAAATTTTGCAAGATATGGTCCATCTTGTCCTGTCATACCAGTAATAAAAGCAACTTTTTTCATTCAAACTTCCTTTCAATCTTCTCACATAAAATTTTCATTTTCTCATTTTGAGCAAATAACTTTCAAAACGGAACCTCTAGCTGGTTCAGGATTTCTATAATCTGGAACTCTTTCAATATTTTTGAATCCATTTTTCTCCAATATATTTTTTAAAGAATCGAAATCAAAACCGTTTACATGTCCCATACCAGCCATTTTATATCGATCTTCATGATGAAATCCTCCAAACCAATATGCCATAGCGTTTTTCCAAGGATCGTCAGTTGGATTTAACCATTCAACATTGGATTTTTCTTTCCAATCATTGTTTACAATTCGTTCTGCAATCCACCTAAAATCGGGAACATATATTTCAAATCTGCAACCAACTTTCATTATTCGATGAATTTCGGTTAATACCCGGTCAACATCAAAAATGTATATGTGTTCTATAACATCTCCCATATATGCGGTTTGAAAAGTTTCATTATCAAAAGGATAAGGAGTTTCTAAAAGGTCGTGTACACAATTCACTCCATCCCAAGGATGTAAATCCATTCTCACATCAGCATACATTCTAGGCCAAGGTCCAGACCCAATGTCGATTGATAGATTATTCATACTTATTTTCAATAATTTTTTTCATTTCGGGTACACGATCATACTGGTGTACAATGTGATATTCTAATCCAGTTGACGTTACTACTTTACCGTTTTCTAATTTTGGTTTTGGTTCTAAGAGTAGAGGATCAAATTGAGCAGCTTTACTTGGATCACCTGTAGTTCCTAATTGGCAAGCCCAACCATCTTCTGATCTTGTATACTTTGATAGTGATGTATAGGGATTTTGACTTACTAAGAAATTAAAAGTTGATTGGTCACAGATAGGTATAGGACGATTTAAACATGCAACAAAAATATTCAAAGCTAAATCACGGATGGCATAACCATGTCCGGCTAAAACACCCACGTTGAAGATTTCATTATTTTTAAATTGTTCATAGATGTAAGCACCAAAAGTTTCTTTTAAATTTTGGTCACCCCAAGGTTCATCTTTATAACGAATACTTTCCGAAGAAAACACTAGGTTTTTGGAGACACATTCAGCTTCAAGATAATCAATAGGATTTTTTTGAAATACTACATCTTTAACATCAGTCGTAATGACATATCTGTAATCTCTATTCTTTAAATAGTTATAGATATGTAAAAATCTTTCGGTGTGAACAGGCATTGAAGATGAATAAGATAAGTTTCCTGAATCATCTTGATTGAAACCTATTATACTGAAACCTGCTTCTGTAATCTTTTTAACAGTATCAGCATCACAGTTCATCAAGATTAAAACTTTATCACCCTCGAAACCTGAGGCATTGATAGAATTGATCCAATATTTTAATTTAGACCAATCATAATTAGTAGAACATCCTATAATCAAATCACGCACAATCATTCTCCTTAATTTATCATATATTCTTTATATATCTTTTAAACCTCTGAACTTTTTGTCCTGGTGTATCTTCTATATATTTTCTTGTGGTTTCGGGTCTGCCCCATTCTCCTGCACCAGCTTTCGAAACAAATTCTTGTTGTTCATTTACATCACCAATTCTTTGCACTGAACCATCTGATTTTGCAAAGTAGGCTTCAAATTTTACATCTTTAAAATCTTTTTTCAAACGTAAAAATTCTTTTAGATTCGCAAGACTATCATCGAACAAACGAACGTGAGAAAATTTACCTTGTTTTAAGTAATTATAAATTATAACATACTTAGCATGAGCTGGCGACAATTTTGTTAATTTACCAGCACGTTCAACTCTTACCTTATCAATATCAAAACCATATTGACGAAATGTATCTAAAAATGTTTCTTTATCATCGAAATCATTACGAGCAGTCAAAATAATCATTTGACTACCGGGTTTATTTACTACATTACGTAAAATAGCTTTCGCTTTAGAGAACATCTTAGTAATTGGTTTCGATTCTTCTTTAAATTTTTTAGCGTCACGAAATTGGCGATAATCGAACTCTTCACCTTTTTTTAATTGATATGTATTGAATTCCTGATTATTTAATTCACGAACAACTTTACCATTTTTTTTAACAGCAATTTTTGCCGTAGTATGGAAGAGAGTATCATCAATATCAAATATGGTTAATCCTGAACCTGTTTTTGAGGAAGAATCCTTTTCTTCATTCATACTCTTAAACATCTGTATTCTAGCTTCTTGTTTACTTACCCACTCATCAGATGGTTTACCCTCACCTTTGTAATATGCAAGAGGTCGTTGAGTTTTTTTCGAAACTAAAGCCCAACGACCATTTACTTGTTTTAACATTAAGCAGCCTTTGGTAAATTTTTATCTTGATAGTCTTTGATTGCTGCTTTAATAGCATCTTCCGCTAAGATTGAACAATGTATCTTAACTGGTGGTAGAGCCAACTCTTCCGCAATCTCGGTGTTTTTAATTGCACCTGCTTCTTCAAGCGTTTTTCCTTTGACCCATTCTGTGACGAGCGACGAGCTCGCAATCGCACTCCCGCAGCCATATGTTTTAAATTTCGCATCTGTAATAATTCCTTCTTCTACTTTTATCTGCAATTTCAAAACATCA